CAGCAACGCATCAACGAGCCGCTGGCCGGGCTTGCGCCGCAGCGCGCCAACGCGGTGCCGCCGGGCGGCCTGCTGACCAGCATTCAGAACACCAGCAACCAGGACAAGGGCACCCGGGTTGAGAAAGTCGAGATCCACACCGGCAAGGCGATGAGCCCGCTCGAGCTGGAAAACATGCTGGGCATGGCGGTGGGCGGATGAGCGATTACATCGACCTGCTGATCGCCGACAACGATCTGGTGCTGGACCTGTCCCGCCAGCCGCTGCTGGTGGACGACCGCGCCAGCATCGCGCAGGACATCGCCCACATGATCCGCGACAGCGGCCTGCTGGTGACGCTGGTGGCCGAGCGCGACCGGCTGCGCCAGCGCGACTGCATCCAGCAGATGGAGCTGCTGGTGGAGGCCGACGAGCGCCTGGTACCCGGCACCGCACTGATCACCCAGGTGGAGCCAGGCCAGTACCTGGTCACCGCCAAGACCCTGAAATTCGGCAGCATCGAGGTGGCCCTGTGAGCGACGTGGACTTCAAACAAGCGCTGATGGATGCGGGCATCCCCACCACCGAGGCGGGCCTGCGCCAAGCCTGGGAAAGTGAGGTGACCGCCCAGGGCAGCAAGCTGAGCAACACCAGCGCGTACTCGCCGTTCTGGCGTGTCGTCACCGCGCTGGTGACCAAGCCCGTGCTGTGGCTGCTGGAGTTCGTCAGCGGCACGGTACTGCCGAACTTCTTCGTGAAAACCGCCACCGGCGCCTGGCTGGACATGCTGGCCTGGGCGGTGAATGTGGAGCGTAAGCCCGCGACCCGCGCGGTCGGTACGTTGCTGCTGACCCGCGGCACGCCTGACGGCGCCCTGGAAGTGCCCGCCGGCACCCGCGTGCAGTCGGCCCCCATCAACGGCACGGTGTATGTGCTGGTGACCACCACGGCGGCGAGCTTTGTCGATGGCCAGCAGCAGGCGAGCGTGCCCGCCAGGGCACAGGATGCTGGCAGCGGCTACAACCTGGCGCCCGGTTACTACGCGATCCTGCCGGAGCCGATCCCCGGCATCGTCCAGGTGGTGAATGCCGACGGCTGGCTGACGCAGCCCGGCGCCGATCAGGAGCCCGACGACCAGTTGCGCCTGCGTGTGCGTAACCAGTGGTCCGCGGTGAACCAGTGGCACACCGATGCGGTGTACCGGGCGCTGATCGCCGCCTTCCCGGGCGTAAGCCCTGATGGCGTGTACTTCGAGCACGGCGCACCGCGCGGCCCCGGCAGCGCCAATGCCTACGTGCTGTTCGAAGCCGGCGTGCCCGCCGAGACGTACCTGGCGCAGATCAACGCGCATATCCGCGATGCCGGCAACCACGGCCATGGTGATGACCTGCTGGTGATGGCGATGCCGGAAACCCTGCACGACATCAGCCTGACGATCTGGCCGCGCTCGACGCTGACCGCCACGCAGCGCGAAACGTTGCGCGATGAGGTGGAGCTGTTTGTTCGAGCCGCCTTCCGCGAGAGCACCCAGCGCGACTACCAACCGACGCTGACCTACCCGCAGGCGCGCTTTTCCTTCAGCCGCCTGGGCGAGGAACTGCATCAGCAGTTTGCGGGCATCGAGTCGCTGGACTTTGCGAACACGGACATCGTGTCCGAGCTGAGCATTCCCCGTATCCAGAGCCTGGAGGTGGTGAATGCGTAAGGAAGGAAAGACGGCGACCGGCGAAAACCTATGGGGAGGGGCGTCCGACCGGCCGGCCGTCACTGGCAATGACCGGTGCCGGGCAGCGAAGTTCCCCGGCGAGGTGCGCCGATGATCAAGCTCGAGCTGCCTTTCTGGCTCGCCGGTACCGAGCTGACGAAGCTCAAGGCCGCGGCCACGTCCTGGTGGGCAAAGGTGGGAGGCTGGCTGCGCTGGCCCCTGCTGCAGATGGACGCGGACACCTGCCACCTGACGATCCTGGACCTGCTGGCCTGGCAGCGGGACATCGCCCGCTTCAAGGGTGAGCCCGAGACGCTGTACCGCCTGCGCGTGAAGCATGCCTTTGTCAACGCAGTGGACGCCGGCAGCGTGGCGGGCTTCAAGCGAATCATGCAGCGCCTGGGCGTGGGCTACGTGCGCATCGAGGAGCGCCTGCCCGATCGGGACTGGGACGTGGTGCAGCTGCACCTGAGCGATTCGCAGCTTTCCGAGAACCCCGAGCTGCTGAGCGTGATTGTGCAGTACTACGGCCGCACGTGCCGGCGGTATGAGTTCGTCGGCACATCCGCCGTCGTGCTGCGCCTGGCGGCATCCGAGATCAATAGCGACCAGCTGACCCTGGTCGCCCGGTTCGATACCACCCAGGCGGTCAGCGTTTCGGTGGCCTCGCTGGAATTCAACAACGACCAGATGACGCTGGTCACCCGCTGAAGGAGTTCCCCATGGGGGCAAGCATCACCATCGCTGGCGAACGCCTGATCGCCCAGAAACAGGCCGACCGCCAACCGCTCGAGGTCGCGCGCTTCGTGCTGGCCTACCTGCCCGGGCTGGACACCACTCAGCCCGTCGACCGAGACGCCGGCTTGCCGCCGGCCGAGCAGATCGTCTACAGCGTGAACATCAGCCGCGACGGCTCCGCAGGGCCGAACGGCGAGCTGACGCGCGAGGGCTACCTGAGCCCTAATCAGGTGGTCTACAGCTTGCTGATGGGGACCAACATTGGCGACTTCGACTTCAACTGGATCGGGCTACAGACGACCGAAGACGTGTTGCTGATCGCCGCCTACGTGCCGCGGCAGCAGAAGCGCCACGAGCTACCGCCACTGCAGACCGGCAACAACCTGACCCGCAACATCGTCCTGGAGTACGACGGGGCGCAGAGCCTGACCGGCATCGAGGTGCCGGCGGCGAGTTGGCAGTTCGACTTCACCGCCCAGTTCGCCGCGATTAACACCCAAATCGCTGCCCTACAGGCTGAGCTGGAAAAGAAGGTAGACGCGGCATCTTGGAACCCGCCGCAGAGCGTGAGCCTGGACGGGCCGGTGCTGGTCTACCCGGGCAGCTCGAATACGTACCAGATCACTGATTTCGATGCGTTTGCGGTGTATCAAGCGAGTAGCACTATGGGTAGCGTGACGCTTTCGACGGACGTTCTGACGCTGGATATTCCGGTCGAAACGCCAGAGGGTTTGGCGGCTTTGGAAGTCAAAAGGAACGACGCCACAGCCGTATTCAAAGTGGCAGTCGGCTCTGCAGCAATCGAGCAACCGGCATTTATTGCGCCCACCGATGGTGCGACCGGCGTAACGTTCGAGCCAGAACTTCAAGCAACTGCATTCACCGTCTACCCGGCCGGGCACGATGACCACGCCGAAACACGGTGGCAGGTTGCTCGCGACACGGCATTTACCCAACTGGTATTCGATCAGCAGGGTGTAGAAAATCTGACGGCTATCAGCCTGGCCGCAGCTGGCGTGCGTCTTGATCCGTCGACCCGCTACTACGTCCGCGCGCAGTACCACGGCGCGACGCTGGTTTCGGGCTGGTCTGCCCCGGTTGCCTTCAATACGGCGTCGGTCTATGTGCGCCGCCCGGCGATAATCAGCCCGACAGACGGGGCGGTAAACTTCACCGCCGCGTCGATCAAGGGTGACCCGTTTAGCGTTTACGGCGGGGCCGATACCCATGCCGCGAGCCGTTGGCAAATTTCGACCGTGGTCGACTTCTCGACAGTGCTCGCCGATAGCGGCTGGACAGCCTCTGCCCTGACTAGCTGGACGCCACCTGCTGCGATGTCGCCATCGACCCAGTATTACGCCCGCGTTCAATATCGCGGCGTGTCCGCCGGTGATAGTGACTGGTCGCCCGTAGTTGGGTTTGTTACGGCTGCCCCGCTGGCTGGCACCTACACGACGCTCGCGACCGGCCCGTCTGCGCGTCTAGGCTGCGGTATGGCCTCGCTTGGCGGGTTTATTTACGTGTGCGGGGGCTACGGTAGCGCCTTCTTGTCAGACCTATGGCGGTACGATCCAGCGGCAAACTCATGGAAGCAAATGGCCTCAATGCCGGCCGCCATAGGGGATGGCGTCGGCTGCACAGCCCATGATGGAAAAATTTACGTCATGGGCGGTAATGGGCCTGGGACGAGTGAATACCTTTCTTCCGTCTTCTGCTACGACCCGGTGCTAAATACATGGTCGACGTTGCAGTCGATGCCGCTTGCGTTGCGCTTCCCAGTTTTGGTGAGTATCGGCGAATACATTTATGTCTCGGGCGGTGAACGCAGGAATCAGCCTATCCCTGCAGATCTGCACCGTTACGATCCAGCCGCGAATGCGTGGGTCGCGCTGGCCCCTCGACCAGTGGTGTATCAGACCTTAGGCCAGGGTGGCGCGGTCGCGGGGCGGATGCACCTACTGGGGGATAACGGCCTTCATTACGCCTACTCGCCAGATAGCGATACGTGGGCAGAACTTGCGCCCGCCCCAGTGACACAGGCATGGGGTGCTACTGCGGTCGTGTCCGGCTTGCTCTATTGCCATGCCGGCCATGGCGGCACATACCCGGCCAGTGACTATCGGGTTTTGCAGGAGTACGACGCGGCCACGGATACCTGGCGCGCGCTGCCAGTTGGCGGCCCGAGAATCTATCAGCACGACGCGGTCGAGCTGGACGGGAGTATGTACTTCTTCGGCGGCGCAAACCCGCTGAACAGCAATGCGCGCGTCAATTGGTTCTATCGCATCGACTAGGAGGTAAGCATGTACAAGCTGGAGTGGTTTGACGGCGAATACGCCATGATCACCGGGCCGAACTATCGGGCTGAGTCGCTCGCCGGTTCAGCAGCCGAAGCGGACGCCATCGCGGTCGGGCTGAGTAAGCCGGCCATGCTCGCCGCGCTTGCGGAATACCGTTTCGACTTCGAGACGGGCGGCATCGACCTACCCGGCGGCCTGCACATCCTGACCGACCGTGAAAGCCAGGCGCAGCTGTCGAGTGCCTTCGTGACGCTGCAATCGGGCCTTGTACCAGATACCGACTGGAAAGCTGCCAACGGCTGGGAAGTGGTCACCCTGGAGCAGATCACGCCGATCGCCACGGCTGTCGCTGCCCATGTGCGCGGATGCTTCCGAGGCGAAAGCAGGGTGCAAACCGCCATCCTGGCGGCCAGCACCATGGCCGAGATCGATGCCATCGACATTCGCGGCCAGTTCGACTTGGCTTACGCCGAGGCTTTTGCTGAAGTAATGGCGCCGGAGCCTGATGCAGCATGACCTGGGCCCCGGTGACCATGCGCTGGCCCGAGCAAGCCACGCAGTGGATGGCAGAGCTTGACGACGCCAAGACGCTTGCCGGCGGCGAGCTGGCCAGCACGGCGCAGCGGCTCGCCGGGCTCGACGGACTGGCCACAACCAATCCGGGACCGGTCGGCGGTGCTGCC